AATTAACCTGAACGACATATTCGCTACCATAACCAGAAACTCTGGTTGCGATAATGATGGCATTTCGGTCACCAATCAAGAGCGAATCAGAATCTATCGTTTTATCTACAATCAAATTTTGAATAAGGCGATCTAAGACGACGCCTTTTTTAATCAAAGCTCTTGAAGTTAATAAATCTTCATCTTTTGCTGTCATTTGACGAATTTCTATACTTGTTTCACCACAAAGAGGGTGACTCTCTGGGTAGTATTTTCCTTGGGAGGGGAGTTCTACAAACTCGGTGGGAGTGACAAATGAAAAGCCTCCCGTATTTGTGTCCTGCATAACAGCAGGTGAAGGGGCGTCCGCACTTTGTGCAGGACTCCCTACTCTATCTCTATTTCTCGACAATATACACCTCTATCGTTAGTTATGTGTCGGATTATTAAACTTTGAAGAACTCGGTACCTTGAGTTGTGCCTTCGCCAACAGCAACGGAGGGGTTGGCGGTTTCGCAAGTAGCCCAATCGTACTTCAAAGTAAGGGAAAGCTCAACCAATTCATCATCACCATACGCAAGACCATCGCCAAATTTCACATCTTGAACAAATGCGTTCATAAGTGTCCATTTGTCTAATTCATTACCATCCGAATCGATTTGAGTTACAATCACAGAGCCCAACGCACTAGACGATTTAGCTTTGGAAATGGTGGTAAGCTTGGTGCTATCCGTAGGAACTTGATAACCAGAAGCTTGTAAGATATCAGCAAAGGTAGCTGTCATATCTGGCTCAACAGGGTCAACTAAAGTAACAGTCACTTCTGCCCAAGTAACTGAACCGGGGTAGTAATAAGTATGATTAAGATACTTGTGTTCTGCTGCATTGACGGCAAACGAAGGCTTCGCTGCTGTCTTGGCATACCACAGAAAGGAGCCCCCTTGTGAAGCATTAATACCTGTGAATTCCACAGTAAATCTAAATTTTCTTTTTGGATCTTTTAGTTCGGCACTTTCTCCGAAATTTGTTGACCAGAATGGCATTGTTGAATAACTCCTTAATCTATTTTAATTAGTGTGCGAGGAGAAAAACCCCCCGCACTTTTATTTAGTCGTCAAATGACGCTCCTGTTGACATAATCACGAAGTCAATCGCAATGTATTCGATGGCTCTAGCTGGTTTGATCATGATCTTGGCATACAAAATGTTCTGATCGACCAAATCGGGCGTAGTGGTAGAAGAATCAAGGATCAACTTATAGTCACTGAGACCGAACTTGGTCTTGACGTTAGCCAAGAAGGGATCAATTAGACCGATGAATCGGTTCCAAGTTGATTGAACGTTCTGCTCAAAGAGAATCTGGGTAGAGAGAATTGAAATCTGCTTCTTCAGGTAGATCACCAGTCGTCTGACGTTGATTCGATCAAGGGCAGATTGGCGCTCTTGAAGGGTCTTCTGACCGAACACTACAATCCCAGAAGATGGGAATGAAGCAATTGGGTTGATACTAGCTTCATATAGCGTGTCGCGATCCTTGGAGATTAGACGCTCGGTTATGTTGGTAACTGGGATACCAGCGGCACCTTCGCTCAAGCCGCCTCGGTTGAAGCCGGCTGGAGCAAACCAAACATCGGACTTGGCTTCGGAGCTTGCCAATACGCCCATCATAGCGACAGATGGCGGGATCCAGACAAGCTGGCCTGATGCTTCATCGCGGGTTTGAACCCAAGGATAGAAAGTGGCGCCATAACTGGAGTCGATCCGTCGATCCTTTAGAGCCGTTGCAGCGTTTGTCGGAGTGGTTCCAATGCGGCTAGCTTTGTCAGCGTAATATTGTTCATGAGGTGGAATATATACACTTGCCAGATCGATAAGCGACATGGCATCTCCGCGCTCCTCACACACATTAATCATATGAGTGGTGAGCGCATCGTTGGTGAGCCCTGGAACTGTCAACAAATTCATGTTGATAAATTCAGGATCAGCTACTGTGTCAATCGCCCTACGGAATGTGTGATAAATGTATGAGTTATCTTCCGTGGAAGATGCAGCCATTCCGTTGTTATACAATGGGTCGGGCTTGCGGATATCGAAACCGTCGAAACCACCCCAGAAAGGTGCGGTAAAGCGGCTGTATCCGGCGTTTAGTAGTTCGGTGTAAGACCCACTAGTGACCGATGTTTCGGCTCGGCGCGAGCCGGAAAGATAGTAATAACCATTCTTGGTGCTATCCCATGTAACGTCATCTAGTGAAAATACATAGCCGAATCCCTTAATACCGTCCACTGGCGCAGTGCCAACTGGATCGTCTGGGAAGCTCGGGTACCACAATCTGTGTGAATCAGCTACGCTAGCATCGGGACGTGTTGAACTAGAAATTCTAGTAGTGGACATTCCGAAGTAAGCGTTTGTAGGATCACTTAAACCACCAGCGGACGCACTCACGCGGAGGCGCGTCGATGGCATACCGAAGGATGCGGTGATCTTGCTTGTCCGAAGTCCCAGGTAATCTAGGCCAGAGAGAGGAATATTTTCACCACCGACAAGGAACGAGCCGGCCGTAGCGGCAACGCCAGTGCCGATCACACCGGTGATACGAGCAAATTTGGGAGGACCGAAGTAGCCGAATGGAAGCAAGACGGCATCAGTCGCACCAGCGTCCACATCAGCGTTCATTTCAACGCGGATGAACTGAGAACGGTTAGGGTATTCGCCATATTGTTTAAGTCTGCGTCCTGTGGTGTCCCAACTCAGATAGGTATCACCAATAATGCGAGCAACATAGTTGGGGGAAGTGGGATCAAGGGTGAGGTTGTCGTATCTCTCAACGATCTCCACCTTGTTATCTGTATCAAGAAGGTTGCGTAACACCACAGAGAAGGTACCATATTCGGTAGTTGTGGTTGTTGATTGTCTAATCTTCTCGATGGAAACCTTAAGGTTTTTGTCGAGCCACGAACCGTGGCCGCGGCCTATCAAGCGGAATAGTTTTTGCATAGCTTCTGGGTTATAAGAGGCGGCGGCGCCGAGATCCTGACCAATAAACCAGCCGGCCTTGGCTTCGGCTGATGCTTGTCCCTTCATTTGTGAGGGATCATTTCCTGAAGTGACACCAGAGGAGCCACTTTGTCCGATACCTACGATAATACCAACCAGATTGTCGTTGGCCGTTAAGTCGCCGGTGGCGCCGTCGCCACCATCACGGAGTTCCTGCTCGAAGGTCTCTCCTAACCAGTAATCCTTAATAGAATCAGATGGATAGAACGTTCCGGCAGTTGAGCAAAGTTGTGGATTGGTATTGAAGCGCTTGCGAATAAATGTTTCCTTTGAATCATCGAAGTCAAACAGAACCGTCTCTGTTCCGGTAGTACCACTAATCTGTACTCTGAACAGCCCGTTGGAATCAGAGGTGACCAAGTGACCAGCGGACGCAGTTAGGCCGGCTGTGCCTTGACCATCATAATATGCACCACTTAATACTAGCGTAGTACCTTGGCCATTCAAATACCAGATTGCGGCGAGGGAACCAGTTCCGATGTCAGTACCATCGTATGACGTGGCGACAGAAGCCGATGGCCACACGAAAAGTCCGTATGCGCCACCATTGTTGGCGCCAGCGCCAGCGGTGATAGTATAATCAGTTTTCCAACCTGCAGCGGCGTCTCCGCCGGCGGATGAACCAACGCTAGTTTCTTGTCCAAGAAGTCTCACATAAGTAAGCGGAGCGACATTGGCTCTTAAAAACGCTTTTGCGGCGTATGTTCCATACATTGGAGATTGATAGTTACCGTCGCGATAAACATCACCACCTCCATTTCCTGGGACGGTATCACCGAACGTATTAACAAAATCGGAGTATGATTCAACCTTGGTTGGTTGCATGGCGAGTCCGCGCGTAGAGCGCCCAATCACTACTGGACCAATCGCTTCTGCCGATTTAGGGACGAATGAGTTATCAATTTCGTTGATAAACACCCCAGGAGATACAAACTTGAAACTTTTTACTGACATATTGTGGTTCCTCTTTTGAAAAGCAAGTATATTTGATGCCTAATCATACTTTAAATAGTATTTTTAAATCCAAAAGGATAGGCAACTTTCAATATTTAGTTCCTGATCTGGTCTTACTTCAACCAAAGATTAGAATTACCCGCAGGAACTGTAGATTCTTGTGGAAACTGATATTCAACCGCATTTTCCTCAATTCTAACCAAGGGGCGATCATCGTTAATCCCTTCGCCAATTAAATAACCCAAAACATTGATCGTTACTTCGGTTGTAAACTCGCGAGGATCAGTACCTAAAGCGCTGACATTGTTGTTGTGGGCAAATCCTTGTTGAATGAAAGCTTCATAAGAATGGCCGTTTCTTTTCATTACAAACGAGTTGATTTGACCAGTTCTCGTCATAAAAGGGGCCATTAAATCATTCATCTGTTGTTGATATTCTGTCTTAATAAGAATTTTATAATCCACGCTCACATATACTGGAATGGGGATCGAGAGTGTTTGAACCACGATTTTCTTGTTAATTCTCGGATAATAGCGCTGTTCTGTTCCTGATGTATAATTTTCTCGTCTGGTGTTGCCAACTACTGCAAAATTCCTTGTCTTGTCTGGAACAATCCGTTTTGCAATAACAAACCTTCCTGCGCGGCCATTTCTCTTATCTGAGTAGAGATTAGCTTGATAGGATCCTTTCTTTGCCGGATCTTTGTTTATATTAGTACGCTCTACGCTCACCACAGGCAAGATGATAGCATCATTATCATCTCTCAGGGCTTCGCGGTTCTTAACTTGAAAGGCGCGCTCTGGGACCTGCCACAATACTGGCACTTTTTTGAACCCCTGATTACTACGTGCAGATAAATTTAAATCTTCTTTCAACCAGCTTACGATAGAATAATCAATATCTTCGAGAGTCGAAGATAGCATCCCGATTTCTCTAAGAGAGTATTCTCCAGAACCCGTAGGCAACATTGCAAAATCAAAATTATCAGGTAGCATCAAAAAGTCCCTGTCTAGCTTTCCTACATTGGGCGACGATCTCAAATGTTTGACCAGCTTGACCAAACAAGAGTTCGGGCTCCTTCAGTATGACGATCTCATAGTAATTATCATTATACAAAACAAAGTCACCTTCACGCACATAAAGGTTTTGATCTTCCTCCAATCTTCTCTTATGGAAATGTATATTAATCTCCCATGACTTATCGACCCCTACACCATCTAGATATGTGGTAGTATACTCTGTATATTCCACCAATGCATAAATGCGAATAGGAGGAAGATAAGTTTTTTCAATGGCTTCGCCGTATAACTCATGAAACTTCGTGCGCTCAAGATCAATAGGATAATACAGTATCTGTTGTCCTATTACCTTCTCAATTAACTCGTCGTTGACTTGTTTAACAAGATCGCGCTCTTTCTTACCTAAGAAAAGAGGAGGGGGTGGAGAATCTGGACGTTTCCATTCATTAGACATCTGTTATCACCCCACAAAAATCGGCAACGGTGTGACCTTCAGTACGTTGGTTGCTGCATCCGTAATTTCTTGATCTTGCTTGGCCAATGCAACATATTCAGTCTCCTTGAGCATTTCCTTCAACTTATCCCTGAGTGATTCTTGTTCAGCTTTTGCTTGTGATAACAATTCTGAGTGATTTAGCGTTACGCTTTCGCCAGGAATGGGAATAGTAGTGAATTTGCCACGAATTTGCCCTAGCATCTCTTTACATAGAGCGAGAGAATACTTGCGAATCCATTGTTGTCCAATTGCGTTGATGTTTGCAAACGGTATATTGTCGAACGGGAGGGTGTTTATATTACTCACCCCTTCAATGCCGGTATCTACGCTCCCATCTAACTCATAGGGTTCTAAGTCTACATAGAATCTCACCCAAAAACGGTCATTTAAAGCATCCCCAAATCCATAGTGTTCTGGGGAGGGATAAAGTTTAAGCCTATTGTTTATAAGCTCAAAAGAGTACATAGAAGTTCGAGTATAGATCGAATCCTCATATGCCATCGCTTGGAGCTTGTTTTGCCATGTAGGGATAACCTCGAATGTAGAGTCATCAGCAAATTGCCCATAAGTTGAGAAGTTGCCAACCACATTCAGGCCCCCATAGTATCCGTAAAACCTCCACATTGCGCGCGGAGATTTATAATAT